AATGACTACATCTGCAAAGAGTGGGAAGATAAAGTGCAGACTAGGCAAAACCCTGTGTCTCAAGATGAGATGGAAACTGTTGAATCTTTTATTGATATAGAAGGGAATAGCTAATGAACCATCTTGCTGAACTGAAGTTGCATCAATACATGACAGATGCAGTGAAAGGTAAATCTACTATATCAGATGAAGTAATTAACCAAGTAGCTGATGATGTAAGAGACTCATTGCAACGTCAGTTTGGTGGGAAGGTTAAGAGAAAAGACTTTAGACTACGTATGTCAAACATAGGCAGACCCACTTGTCAGCTTTGGTATGAGAAGAATAAACCTGAAGCTGCCTTACCTAGGTCAAGTAACTTTATGATGAACATGATGTTAGGAGATATAGTTGAGGCAGTCTTTAAGGGTTTACTTAGAGGTGCAAAGGTTGACTACGAAGACTCTGATGACGTTGTTCTTAAACTAAAGGACTCTGAAGTATCAGGTTCATATGACTTAGTTATTGATGGAGCAGTTGATGATGTTAAGTCTGCATCTGATTGGTCTTACAAAAACAAGTTTGACTCCTATGACACATTAAGTAAAGGAGATGGATTTGGTTATGTAGGACAGCTTGCAGGCTACGCAAAAGCTTCTGGGAAGAAGGTTGGAGGTTGGTGGGTTGTAAACAAAGCCAATGGTCACTTTAAGTATGTACCTGCAAGTGGCTTAGACTTAGATAAAGAGATTGCTAAGATTGAAGCTACAGTAGCTACTGTCAATACTAATAAGTTTGAGAGATGCTTTGAGCCAGAGATAGAAACATTTAGAGGTAAGACTACAGGTAATACTGTTTTAAATAGTAACTGTAGATTTTGTGACTACAGATATGATTGTTGGAATCTTACAGATATGCCCGCAGCTATGTCTAAAGCAAAGATGCCTAAGACTGTTTCTTATATAGAGTTGGCTAATAATGCCACCTCATAAAGTAAGAAGAGAAGCTATAAAGTATGGATATAGGAGTGGTTTAGAGCATAAGTTATCTATGCATCTTGATAAATTAAACTATGAATATGAGTATGAATCAATCAAGATAGAATGGGAAGATTTAACATACCGTACCTATACTCCAGACTTTATATTAAAGAATGGTATCATAATAGAAACTAAGGGTAGATTCCTAGCATCAGACAGAAAAAAACATCTGTGCATACAGAGGCAACACCCTAAATTAGATATAAGATTTGTCTTTACAAACAGCAAAAATAAGCTTAATAAAGGTGCTAAGTCTACATATGCACAGTGGTGTATGAAGAATGACTTTAGGTACTATGACAGAATAATACCAGAAGATTGGTTAAAAGAAAAAGGTAAAAATAAACACTTGAACTTTATTACATTTTCAGGTACAAAGGTAAGGAGATAATATTATGATAGACAGAAGAGACCCTAACTCATGCTTTATTGAATTAGTTCCTAAGTGTGAGGGAAGTTATTGGACAGGAGAGATTGAAGTAAATATAATTGCATCAGCACATAATAAGTTAGATGAAGAGAGTAAAGCAAGCTTAATACATCTATCTCAGTTGGTTGCATCTACTGTAGCTTTGATGGAACGAGACCCTGACCTAACACTAAGACTTGAGCATTTTCTTGCTGAAGCTGACGGTGAGACAAAGGATAATAAAAAGCCTATTGTTACTACATCTATTGAAGATAATGTTATATCTTTAAATTTTAAAAAAGACTAAACAATGAGACACATGGAGTATATGAAAATGAAACAAAAAGAAGCTGACCTAGACGATATGGTTAATAGTCCTGTCCATTATAACAAAGCAGGCATTGAAACTATTGATGCACTCCAAGCTATGTTAGTTGATGGATTTGATTATTACTTACAAGGTAACATAGTTAAGTACCTTTGGAGATTTAGATACAAGAATGGTGTTGAAGACCTCAAGAAAGCACAATGGTATTTAAATAAACTCATTGAGGTCTATGATGATAAGAGTTAAAATCATGATGACTCTATCTGTAGACGAAGAGGAATATCCAGTGCCTTCAGATGGAAAAGTAGGAGATGAAATAGAAGATTATGTAAGAGACATAATTCACGAAGTAGATGGTTTAAAAATAAAAAGCATAAAAACAGTAACAGAGGAGAAATAAATGTTGAGAAATTACCTACCCACAGACTACCAAAACTTCATAGCACTCTCTCGCTATGCAAGATGGAAAGATGACGAGCAACGCAGAGAGAATTGGGGTGAAACTGTAGATAGATACTTTGACTATATGAGTAATCATCTATCTAATAATTATAGTTACACTATAACTAAATCACTTAAAGAAAAACTTACAAATCAAATAATGTCTTTAGGTGTTATGCCTAGTATGAGAGCCTTGATGACTTCAGGACCTGCCCTAGACAGATGTCATGTTGGTGGCTATAACTGTAGTTATATACCTGTAGATAGTCCACGTTCCTTTGATGAATGTATGTATATACTTATGTGTGGCACTGGTGTAGGCTTCTCTGTTGAACGTGAGAATGTAGACAAGTTACCTATAGTCAATGAGCATATGGAAAGTTCATCTACTATAATTAAAGTAGGAGACAGTAGACCCGGATGGTCAAAGGCATTACGTGAGTTAATTGCTATGTTATATGTTGGACAAGTACCTACTTGGGATACGTCAGAAGTAAGACCAGCAGGTGCTAGATTAAAAACATTTGGTGGTAGAGCATCAGGTCCTGCACCATTAATTGAGTTGTTTCAGTTTTGTATACAGAAGTTTAAGGGTGCTGCAGGCAGACGATTGTTTCCTATTGAGTGTCACGACATTATGTGTAAGATTGGTGAAGTTGTAGTTGTTGGTGGTGTCAGACGTTCTGCTCTTATATCATTGTCTAACTTAGGCGATGACCAAATGAGACATGCTAAGTCAGGTCAATGGTGGGAGAATGAAGGTCAAAGGTCATTAGCTAATAACTCTGTAGCATTTAAAGGTAAGCCTGAGATGGGTACGTTCATGCGAGAGTGGACAGCATTATATGAATCTAAATCAGGTGAAAGAGGCATATTCAATAGACAAGCCGCTAAAGTAAAAGCTGCTGAGAATGGTAGAAGAGATGTTGATTATTACTTTGGTTGCAATCCATGTAGTGAGATTATACTTAGACCTTATCAGTTCTGTAATCTTACAGAGGTAGTGTGTAGAGTTACAGATGACTTATCCTCATTAAAAGAAAAGGTACGTATGGCTACTATCCTAGGTACATTTCAATCTACACTAACTAACTTCAAGTATCTAAGAAAGATATGGAAAGATAACACAGAAGAAGAGAGACTATTAGGAGTTTCCCTAACAGGTATTCTTGATTGCCCTATATGGACAGAAGAAATTCTACAGATACTAAGAGATGTAGCAGTAGACACTAACAAGAAGATGGCTAAAGACTTAGGTATTCCTCAGTCAACTGCAATCACTTGTGTCAAACCTAGTGGTACAGTTAGTCAATTAGTTGACAGTGCTTCAGGTATTCATGCTAGACATAGTGATTATTATATTAGGACTGTACGTGGTGATAACAAAGACCCCCTCACACAGTTTATGAAAGATAATGATATACCTAATGAACCATGTGTTGTTAAGCCTGACAGTACAACTGTATTCAGCTTCCCTATGCAATCACCTTCAGGTGCTACTACAAGGACAGAGATGTCAGCTATTGAGCAACTAGAGTATTGGTTAATGTTTCAAAGACATTGGTGTGAACACAAGCCTTCTGTCACTATATCTGTTAAAGAAGATGAGTGGATGAGAGTGGGAGCATGGGTGTATGATAACTTTGATGAAGTATCAGGTATATCATTCTTACCTTTCAGTGACCATACATATGCTCAAGCACCTTATCAAGACATTACAGGTGAAGAGTATGAACAGGCATATAAGAAAATGCCAGCATCTATTGATTGGTCTAAGTTAGCTGACTACGAGAAAGAAGATACAACTACTGGTGGTAGAGAACTAGCTTGCACAGCAGATGCGTGTGAGATGGTTGACATAGAAGCTAGTTAGTGTTAGAAGGTAGTGCATTACTTTGGTGGCAATGGTGGTTATTAATAGCCATTTCCATCAATACCACTATCAATTTAATAGTGTTCTTCAAAGGTAGGAAGTTACACATACGAGAGCTATTACATCTAAAACCAAAGGGGAAAAGCAAATGAGAGACATGATAATTGGAGCACTTAAAACTAAACTATTAGGGCAGATGAATAGTCACATAGCTAATATAGAAGTTATGATGACTAATCCTGTAGGTGTAGGAGACCACCCTACTATAATAGATACCATTGAAAAGGAACTAGGAGCATTGGAAGAATCTAGTGGTAAATTAAATGTCCTAGTTAAATATTTAGAGAGACCTAAAGTAGAAGAGCCAGTAAAGGAAAAGAAATAATGGCACACTCAAAAATGTATGTACCTAAGAAGGATGAGGAGTATATATCACCCTTTGGTCCTTCAATGGGTTACATGAAACTAAGTCCTGACTTTGTTAAGAAGATGAACACTCTAATGAAAATGGAATTAGAAGACTTCTCTGACCAATTAGTAGGTAAAGTAACACAAGAGTTAGCTTTTAATAAAGAGATTGAAGCACTATGGATGGAAGAAGTGTCTGCTTTTATAGCTAGATTTCATTCATATTCAGAGCAAAGAAACTCTTTTGGTGTTAAAAACTTAGATGCTAGTAAATATACTTATGGCATTAAGATAAACTCAGGATGGTTTGTTAGGCAGTATGAGCATGAGTACAATCCTATTCACTTACATATAGGTTCTAGTATGTCATGTGTAGGTTATCTAGCATTACCTAAAGGTATAGAGAAGGAATGGGAAGAAGATTATAAAGACCATCATCCTGCTAATGGGCACATACAATTTGTTCATGGTACATCATCAGGTTATAACAATACTAACTTTATGGTAAAACCACAAGTGGGAGACTTCTATATATTCCCATCTGATTTGTTTCATTGTGTGTATCCATTTAAAACAAAAGGAGAAAGAAGGTCTTTTAGTGTCAACTTTAATTTTTTAGAGATGCTAAAAGAAAAGAAATAACTTTAACTTCCATAAGGAGAATATGATATGCAGAAAAGAAATAAAAAATTTAAAACTAGGCAAGAGAGAGGGTTAGGCAAGTATGATGCTCCTCTTAGTCTGCAATTCAATCAAGGTTTCAGTGCTTTCAGAAGACACAAGTTAGTGAATCCTTTTAGTGATATGACTATGCAATCACGAGAATGGCAGCGAGGTTTTAATTCTGCTTACTACATACAATTAGAGAGGGTTAAAAATGCAGAGGCTAGAAGAAGAGGCGAGAAAATTCATGCAAGATAGATTGATAATAACAGAAGTAATAACTCCTGATTTATATGAGAAGTTGGCACGTGAGACAGCTATCTTCCCAA